CGACTACGTTCCGGCGCTGCTGCACATGCAGTCCGACAATCTGCGCCGCAACATCTCGGTGACCTGACACATGGCAACAACGAACGGCAATCGCAAGATCCTCGACATGAAGCGGTGGGAGTTCTGCAACCCCGCTCCACTCGCCACCGCGACCGCATCGTGCATCGCCTCGTCGCGGCACTTCCGGCAGCAGCAGTTTTTCCTCCGCAGCGCGACGGAGGCGTACATCTACAATCCGAGCGAGGACGGGTGGGTGCTGCTTGCGTCGCCGGCACTGACTCCCGCGCTGGCAGCGGGCGCATCGGCGGTGGCTAGCGCATGGTCCACGGGTTCGACGGTGGGCGCGGCGTCGCTCACCGCGACGGCGGGCACGACCTCGACGATCACGACCAACCAGACGCTGGCGCGTGACCTGCGCGGCTACAAGATCCACATTCTGTCGGGTCCGAACAACGGTGCGGTGCTGGACATCGTGCGCAACACGGTGGGCGCGACGGCGGTGATCACGGTAGCGACGCAGGCGAGCGCGTTCTCGGCCTCGACGGTGTACCGCCTGCTGACGCCGCGCTGGTATCTGCTGACTGCGGGCACGCTCGCCTCCGGCAGCTTCCGCGTCTACGACTACGCGACGAACACCTACACGACGCTGTCGCAGACGGGACTCGCGGCGTCGCTCGGCACCGACGGCAAGCTGGTGGCCACGCCGTCGATCGTGGACGGCGAATTCAAGACGTTCGCCACCGGCACCGCGACGAGCGCGACGGCCACGACGCTCGTGCAGACGGGCAAGACCTGGACGGCCAGCCAGTGGATCAACTCGCAGGTACGAATCACCGGCGGCACCGGCGCGGGCCAGATCCGCACGATCACCGCGAACACCGCCGACACGCTCACCGTCGCAACGTGGACCACGACGCCGGACGCGACCAGCGTCTACGCGATCGAGGGCAACGACAACTTCCTGTACTACCTCGGCAACAACGCGGTCACGCTGTACCGCTACGACATCACGGCGAATACCTGGAGCACGTTGTCGCCCGGTGCGGCGCGTGCGGCGGCTCCTGGCGCGGGCATGAGCGCGCACTGGGTGCACAGCGCGACCGAAAGCGACTGGACGAACGAGTCGGCAATCCTGAACGGGCGCTACATCTACTCGTTCCAGGGCGCGGGCACGGCGGCCCTGCACCGCTACGACATCGCGGCGAACACCTGGGCGACGATCACCTACTCGCCGAACGCGGAGACGCTGACGACTGGCACGAAGTACGCGTACCACGGCGACCGCCTCTACCTCCAGAAAGACGCGACGGGCCGCTGGTTCGCGTACGACTTCGCCCGGTCTGAGATGTTCCCGTGGTCGACGATGCTGTACCCGCAGGGCGCGGCGATCGTCGGCGACACAGCGTTCGACGTGATCTACAAGGACGGCGCGACGGAGATCTTCTACGTCCACATGGTGCACAACACGGCGACGATCCATCTGCGCCAGATGGTGATCTGATGGACACCGCCCAACGCATCGAGCTGTACGAGGCCGCGCTGGTCAACCTGGGCACGCAACGGACCTGCGCACTGCGCCTCGGTGACGTTGACCGCATCGAGCAGATCGACGCCGAGATGGCGCAGCTCGTTGCCGACCTCGAAGTCCTGCGCGCTAGCTAGCCATGCTGCTGACGCTGCTCGCACCGACTGGCGCCCCACCGACCACCACGGTCGTCTGGCTGCGCGTCGGCGGCGTGTGGAAGCAGACCACCGTGTGGTTGAAGGTCAGCGGGGTCTGGAAGACCTGCACGCCGTACGTCAAGGTGTCGGGAACCTGGAAGTAGTTCGACCGACCTTAGCTTGAAAATGGATCACCCTACAGAAAGTGCACCCATGCGCGCGAGGTCGCTACGACTTTGACCATGGCGCAAGGCGTTCTGTCTTCTCTCTCCGCAGTGGTTGCCGGCGGCAGCGTGGCGATCATCGCCGGAGCGGCCCAAGCTCCGGCAGACATCGCCGCGATCCCGTGGGACAAGTTCCTCGGCGTCGGTAGCGGAGGTCTCGCCTTCGGCGTCGCGTGGTACTTCCTGAAACGCGAGGAAGCCATGCGCGCCGCGCACGAGCGCGTCGTGTCGCAGCACCTCGAAGCAGCCAGCAAGATCAGCGGCACCTTCAGCCAGACCGTCGATCGCATCCTTGCCGAAAATCGCGCCGAGTACCAACAGCGCGAACAACGGTTGATCGAGATCCTGAGCAAACGATGAACACCCTCGCCCGTCGTGCCGCGCTTGCGGCGTCCCTGCTCGTCGCCGGCTGCTGCGGCCCAGACCACCAGCGCATCGCCGCCGACCGCGCAACCTACGCTTGGTTCGCGCCGATGATGGTCGCGTACCTCGCCGCCGACGCGAAGCTCGACGAGAAGGCCAAGGAGACGCACCTGCGCGGCCTGCGCGCGTGGGGTGACCGCATCACCGCCGACGAGCTGGCCGCCGGGGTGAAGTGATGGCCGTGCCCAACCAGGTCGAGAGCATCGTCAAGGACGAGCTGCACGCGCTGCTCGGCAGCCTGCAGGCCGAGATCACCGACCCGCAGGTGCGCGCCGACCTGCAGGCCATGGCCGAGGACGCCGCCCTGATCCCGGTGCGCATCGCGCGCGGTGAGGATGTCGCGCCGCTGCTGGCGGCTCTGAAGGCCGAGGCCGCCAACCGCGCGCTGACGCACCGCGTGCGCGTGCAGCAAGCGGTGCTGGAAGCCTGGCAGCGCGCCGTGGTCCGCATCCTGCACCTGGTCATCGCCGCGCTGTGACGACGCACCAGCAGCTGCTCGAGGCAGTGCGCCAGCCGGCCATCACGGCGGCGGCTGCGGCCTCGGTGCCGTACGTCATCGACAACGGCCCGGTGCCGGACTTCGGCGCGCTGTGGATGCGCGTTGTGACGGCGGTCGACAGCTGCGCCGCGGTCAACAACGGCGACCGGTACCGCTGGACGGGCACGCTGCTGGCCGACGTGTACGCGCCGCGCGAGCAAGGCGACGCCGCGCTGCTGGCGTTCGTTGGCTCGCTTGCCACGGCCTACCGAGGCCTGCGCATCGCGTCGCCGGTGGTGTCGGTGCAGCAGGTGACGATCGCCGGCAGCTCGGTGTACGGCGACGGCTGGAGCGGCCGCACGGTGCGCGTGAGCTGGCAGGGCGACACGCCGCCGTAGCGCCTGGCGCCCGTCGGCGGTACGTTGCCGGCGCGGCGGCGAGGACGCTGCGGTTCCCGCCCATCCCCGCCGCAAGCTGGCAGCCACTGACCATGGCCCGACGCCGCCGCACTCTTCTCCCGCGTGACCCGATGGTCGCCATCGGCGTGGCCATGACCGTGGCCGCGATCGTGACTTGCGGCGTGGTGTTGACCCTTCTCGTCCGCGCGGCATGCTGATGACGCCGAGGTCGCAGCCGCAGTAAGGTCTCCAGTTCATGCTGTGCAACGGTAGGTAGGTCGGTCGCCGGTGAGGGCCGGCGATGGCGACCTCGGCAGTTTACGCTTGCGATTCCGATGCCGACTCCCTAAAGGGTCCGGCATGCCGATGAGTCGCATGGAGGCCGCCGCGAGCGGCCTGACCGTCTACGAGGGCTGCCACCCGTGCCGCGTCTGCGGGAGTCCGTGGAGGTACACCGCGCACGGGCAGTGCGTACCTTGCCAGCGCGCGAGGGCGAGCAAGCGCCAGGAAGCCATCGCCCGGAAGCTCAAGGCCGCGCGGAAGGGCCGGAAACGCCGCCAGCCGCCCGCGCCTGCCACGATCGACGAGGGGGGCGTGCCACCACAGCCTCGGCGGCGATCGGGCCGCAAATCGGCTCCTAGCGCGCCGCCGCAGAATCCCGCCGAGGGGGTTGCGCCGTGACGACGCGCCGCTACATCGGCACGCCCGCTGTTTCCCCATCTGTGGAGAGCCGGGGGGGTAGGGGGGGTCTGCCTTCTGGTTCTTCTTCTGAGGAGGAGGAGGAGAAAGAGGTCTCGCTCTCTCTCCCAGAAAGCAGAGCGGATGCGGGAACCCTAGCGGATGCTCTGCTGACCGCCGGCGTGCTGTTGTTGGCCCCGCCAAAGCGCCTGCAGGTGGCCGAGCAGCTTGCCGCCGCCGGCGTCACGGTCGACGACCTGGAGCTGCTGCGCGCGTACATTGCCAGCAACGAGCCGGACGAGGCCCTCGCCCGTCGCTACCTGTGCTCCATCGTCATGGACCCGAAGCGGACGCGCGAGGCCCTCGACGGCCTGCGCGAGTTCCAGCGCCGGCGCACCGCAGCGGCCAGCAGCCGCAGCGCGACGCACTACCCCGGATTCCCCTCGCCCTACCACACCTGCGCCTGCGAGTGCTGCACTGCACTCCGCGGGCAAGGCGTCGCCGACAAGTTCTGACCCTCAAGGAGACCGACAATGGCAAGGCCTGACCCGAGCACCATGTCCGACGTCCACCTGTTGGACGAGTACCTGATCGTCTTCCGAGACGCAGGTCGTCGGCACATGGCATGCCGCATCGAACTGGAGCGCAGGCTCGCAGAACTGGACCGGCTGCGCGCCATCGAGGCGGCGGCCAAAACGTGGATGGAATGGGGCGGCCACTGCCCGACCTGTGCATTTGTTCGACACCGCGAAGGGAACCCACAGTTGAGCCTTGAGATGTTGTGGGACTACTGCGACTGCGGGTGGCACGCAGCGAGGGCCGCGCTCGCGGCGAAGGAGACGCCATGACCACCGCCGTTCCGCAGTGGCTTTGCGACGCCCTCACGATGCGCTGTTCCACGGCCATCGACTTCGACGCCATCCGCGACGAGTGGATCGCCGAGTGCGAGCGGCTCGTTGAGCGCGCGATCGTGTCGCAGGGCACTGCGCAGTACGCAGCCCGGATGCGAGCGCAACC